GACTTATGGTCCGATCCTCTTCTCGGGGTGTCCAGGTGGACATGACCCCGCAGTGGCCAAAGCGCGCCACTGTCACTCTCGTCTCACGACGTTCAGCGAACGGTGTTCCAGAATTTGCACCCTGGAGCGCCGCATACCTAAGAGCAATTGGAAACTGCTCATGCTCGGCGATATCAATATCGGCTTTCGCGCGAACTGACAACCCGTACCACGCTATGCACTGGTGTGCATAATCCCAATGGCGTGGCCCAACTGGACCCTTGAACCTCCCATCAATAGCTTCGTCCGTGTCCCCTGGGTAGGGGCGCACAAAAGACTCGCAAAATGAGGGAAAAGACCTGTACATACAATCAGACAGGAACTCCGCGTCGCCAACATCTGGCAAACGGGTCAAGGCGTTGTGAGCTTTAAAACGATTACTCAAGACATCGAGTGGATCGTCAAAGAAGGCAGGTCGAACATCAACCCCGCTGTGCCAGTCTGCACCGCAAGACTCACGAAAAGGCCCGGTAATAAAGGTCTTATCCGTGTTTGCTGCAAACCCGAAACGCCTCAAAATTTCGAGGACAACGAGTGCTTCTGACTGCCGAACAACGATGTCGTCGCCATATACCAAAAAATCTGGTTTTGAGCGAGTATAATCGTGCGCGGCTAGGCATATTGCAGAAAATATTAAAGTCTGTAATGCGAAGCAGAACCCATTCCCCATTGACACGAATCCGTGATAGCGTGTCACCTTGTCATCGTACATCCATTCGGGAGACCGAATGGCATTGAGTACTGACCACCAGCCACGAGGCAACAGTTCGCGCGGTAATTCTGCGCATATACTGCCACTTGCGTTCTTTAGGTCTATTGTACAAGGGGGATTGAAGCCACCCAACGAGCCTTCCCAGGCTTTAAGTTGGTTTCGCGATTGGTCACGGAGGTTGATACCCCAGGTTCCAAGCTTGTTGCGAAGCTGCCTATCAGCTGCCATTTGGCAAAGCTGGTTAAGCAGGGGCTCGGAAGCGATAGTCCGGTCTTTATCGGCATCCTTTCTGGCAAGTGATATCTTGTTGTAGCTAACTATTTTACATTTTTGGAGGAATCTCTCGTCGAATGACTCGACGATGTAACACGGAGGCCCTTCGGCCACCGCGAGACCCAATATCTCCCAAAACATCGGGAGATTTCTCGCAATGCTCATAGCTATTGGTAAGCAAGCAGGTGTAACGGTCCATTCCTCGGCCAAGAGTTTCCTGGCAAAGTTAGTAAACCGTCCGGTTACACCGACATTAGCTCCCTTGCCCCAATAAGCGCCTTCTTCAAATCCATCCCAGCGAGGACCATCACCAAGCAATTTCTGCAAGTGTTTTCTGACTGAAAGCGTCGACCAATGGGTATCAAACCCCAAATTGGCGTGGCCGTCTTTAACATGTGAAGTCTCGAGGTTCCGTCTGCGCCTTATGAGCGCATTCATGTGCCTATTCCGCCGTTCTCCCGTCGTAAAAACGGACATACCGGCGATTTCAGCTTTTTCACGGTTCCCTTTAAAAGGATATTTCTTAACGAAAGCACCAATTTGGCCCATGAGGAATTTCTCATCCGCGCTGTCGTAACACTGTGACAGCAGGGCCTTCCCTAGAGGGACGCAACTAGCCGGTTCTGGCCCGTTAAGGGC